GTGCCCCCGGCGGCCCCCGCCCCCCGCGGCCGTACCGACCGAGCCCAGCGCGATCCACACCACACGCCCCCGCGCCGAACGAAAGGAACACGCATGGCATCCCAACCGTCAGAGGACGAATACGACCACAGGGAAGAGGGCGTCAGCCTGTTCGAGTGGCCGCTGACCGACGAGGCCCGGCACATGGGCGCCGGCGAGCTCCTGGACTCGCTCTTCGAGACGATCCGCAGACTCAACGCCGACCCGCAGTGGGACCGCACGCTGATCTACCCCCGCTTCGGCGACGTGGTCGTCGATCGCGACCGGCGACAGATCGCCGCGCGGTGCATGTGGAAGATCAAGCCCGATTACCAAAGGAAAGGAACCAAGAAATGACCGACAAGACTTCGCTCGAGGAACGCCTGGCCGGCGAACTGGCCGCCCGGCTGTTCGGCAGCACTCCGGACGATACCGACGGCACGGCGAACGTGACCGACGCGGTCGAGGACTCTCTCAAGGCGTGCGGCATGCACCTGCACGATAACGATACGGGTGCGACGAAGGGCGCCGTGTTCACCGTGCCGGCGGCGGACGCCGAAGCGTTCGGCCGCATGCTGGAGGATGCCTTCAAGAACTCGACCCCGTTCGGCCGAATCCTCGACCCCGACACCGCCCCGGACCCCGGCGTTGATACTGACGATGACGGTCTCGGCGAGCTGGAGCACATGCGCGACGTGGCCGACACGGCCTATACGGCGTTGTCCGATCTCGCGATGCACTGCCACCGGCATCGCAATGAGACGGCATGGAAGCAGGCGGACGAGGCGGCGGGCAACGCGCACCGGATCGCCAACGCCATCACCTCCCGCATCGAGCGCATGGAGGACGAGGACTAGTGGCCGGCGAAACCATGCTCACGATCGTCGGCAACCTCACCGCCGACCCCGAACTGCGCAGCACCGGCACCGGCACGCCGGTCGCGAACTTCACGATCGCCTCGACGCCCCGCACCTTCAACCGCCAGACCGGCCAGTACGAGGACGGGCCCGCGCTGTTCATGCGCTGCTCGGCGTGGAACGACATGGCGCAGCACATCGCCCAAACCTGTTCGAAGGGCATGCGCATGATCGCCCAAGGCCGGCTCTCGCAACGCTCCTATCAGGCTCAGGACGGCACGAACCGAACCGTGGTCGAAATGACCGTGGACGCCATCGGCCCCGACCTGCGGTATGCGACCGCGAGCGTCACGAAGCAAACCGGCAACGGCCACGCCGCCGGCGCCTACGGCAACCCGAACGGCGCCCCGCCCGGCGGCTACCAGCCTCCGGCCCCGCAGCAGCAGTCGAACGCGGCGCAGCCTCCGGCGTCCGACCCGTGGGCCAACGGCGGCGGCTACACGCCGGCCCCGTCCACCACCACCGACACCGGGGAACCGGAATTCTAGAAAGGACATCCCCATGACATCGAAGAAGAAAGACGCGGGCCTTATGCAGGACTCGCTCATACCCGACGAAATGAGCCCGCTGAGCCTGCTGGATTTCAACAGCTCGTGCGCGAAGATCAAGCAGGCGGCCGTGGACTTCCGCCGCGCGGTCAACCACAAGATGCAGCTCGAAACCAAAGACGCCTACCTCGACAAGTTCCACCAGATCGACCCGTACACCGAAGCCGTGTACGACACGGACACGCTCGCGCAGCACATCATCGACTGCGCCGATGTCATCAACCGGCTGCTCACCTATCCAAGGGAGGCGAGGCGCGCGGTCCTGTACGACAACCTGCACAACAGTCTCGCCACGTTCGAGGAAAGCGCGCCCGATCATCCCGATCCCGACGACGACACGGACGAGACCGACGGTGGAGAGGCCGTCGATCCGACCACCGGCGAGATCAAGTAACCCACCCATCGAGAGAGGTTCCCCTATGACTTGGTTCATGGTTGACGACGGCGTGTATGACTCGCCGCAGACCGAAGATATACCGCTCGCGGCGATGGGCCTGTGGGTCAAGGTTGGCTCCTACGTCGGCCGGCAGATGCGCGACAAGGACTATGACGGCACCTTCGACATGCGCCGCCTGCGCAAGCTCGGAGGCACCCCCAAGCTCGCCGCGCAATGCGTCGCCGCAGGCCTGTTCGAACAGGTCGACGCCGACTCCTACGCGATCGTGCAGGCCGCGAACCTGTGCAGGTTCGCCGGCGGCGCCGACCTGAGCGGCAAGCGCAGCGAGGCCGGCCGCAAGGGAGGAAAGGCGTCGGGCCGCGCCCGCCGAAGCAAGGCCGAAGCAAGCGCCGCCACGGAAACGGAAGCAAACGACGAAGCAAATGCTTCAAACAAAAACGAAGCAAATGCTTCGCGGCTGGTTGAACCAAAGGGAACCATACCTAACCATACCGATCCATTAACCTCCCCCAACCCCTCCGAGCCCGAGCCGAAGCAAGGCCGGTTCGTGTCGCTCGCCGACGTCGAGGCCGAGATGCTGGCCGACCCGTTCGCGGCGGCGTGGAACGCCTACCCGAGGCACACCGGATCGCGCCGGGAGGCCGAACAGGCGTTCGCCGACGCCCTCGCCGGCCACGACGGCATCCCCGCCATCACGCCGGCAAACCTGATCGGCGCCGTGCTCGCCTACGCCCGAAACTGCGACAGTCCCCAACACGCGCCCAACATGAGCCGATGGCTCTCGAACGGCGCCTACCGGGACTACCTGCCCAAACCCGCCAAACCCCGATACACCTGGGGCCCATGCGACGAGCAATGGCTCCAAACACACATCCTCAGCCAAGTGCCCGAAGGCAGCTTCGAAGGCAGCATCGCCAGCAGCTTCTGGGCCATCGTCAAAGCCGGCACCGACCCCATCCAAGCCGCAGCCCATGTCGTGGCCGAACTCAACCGGAAAGGAACCCCAGCATGAAACGAAAACCCGATCCCGAAACCAGACGCACCGTGCTGCGCCGCGACGGCTGGAAATGCATCATCTGCGGCCGCGACATCGACACGAGCTGGAGCGGGTACAGCATCCACCACCGGCGCATGCGCAGCCAAGGACACGACTACGACAACCTGCACGAACCCGTCAACCTCCTCACCCTGTGCGGCAGCGGCACCACAGGATGCCACGGATGGGTACACGCCCACCCAGAGCGCGCCTACCAGCTCGGCTACCTCGTCCACATGCACGACGATCCCGCAAACCAACCCGTCTACTACTGGCGACACGGCTGGCAGCAGCTCAACCTCGACGGCACACGACTCCCGGCCACGCCACCCCCCGTCCAAACCAGCCACATTCCCAGCGTCAAGAACACCAAGGAAGGAAACCAAAAATGAACCCCTTCACCTCTCTGCCCTCCGACAGCCAGACCATCCCGCTCGACCCACCCCGACCATCCAAGAAGCCCCACATGCTCCTATGGATCGACACCGAAACCACCGGCATCAGCCGCACCGACGCCAAACTCTTGGAGATCGGCATGATCGTCACCAGCCTCGACGGCGCGGAGGAAGGCGACCGGTTCGTCTGCCCCGTCCGCCCCGACCATCTAAGCCTTTACGATCTCAGTCCCTACGTGCTGCGCATGCACCTCGACAACGGGCTCTTAGACACCGTCCTGGAAGCCGAACCCAGCGAATACGGGTACGCCAACGTCGCCCGCAACCTGTCCGAATTCCTCAGGGACGAAGCCGCCCAATACGAACTCCACCCCGCCGGCACCAACGTGGACTACGACATCGCCCTCGGCCACAACCCATACAAGGGACATGCGGGCAGCCACCGGGTGACGGACTGCATCAAACGCGACCGCAACGACTACGCCTACTACCTCGACATCATCCGCGCAGGCCAACAGCAGGAAGGAGACGACCAATGAGCTGGATCAACGACCCCGTCAACAGCCCGAAGCACTACACCGACTCGCATCCCGGCATGGAATGCATCGAACTGACCGCCGACACGAGCTTCTGCCTGGGGAACTGCTGCAAATACCTGTGGCGCTACCACAGCAAGGGCAGACCGCTGGAGGATCTCGAAAAGGCCCACTGGTATCTCGCCCGTCTGATCGAACGCGGCGAGCACATCCGGCTCACCCAGGACCAGCGCATCATCCTCAACGCCCTGGGCGAGCAAGCCGCCAACCATATCGAGGCGAACCTGTGGCTGAGCATCAAAACCAGCCGCCCCGACACGGCCCTGCGCAATCTCGACAAGCTCATCGAAATGGAAAGGAACCGTGATGAAACCTCGCATATATGATGCGCTGGTCCAATCGGCCGTGGAATTGAGCTGCTATGGCACGGGACAGTCCACGATCGACGAGGCCCGGACCGCCTACCAGGCATGGCTCAGGGAACACGACCGCGGGATCGCGGAACGCGCGTACGACCTGGGAGAGTCCGACGGCATCAAATGGGCGCAGGGCAACGCCGACCATCCCAGAGCCAACCCCTACCGAAAGATGCCACGCCAATGAACGCCAGGATCAGGCTCACGCCAAGCATGCGCGACGTGCTATGCAACCTGTGGGACAACGGCAGCGGATACCCCGTCGACCGCAACGCCGCACGCACCTACGAAGCCCTGGAGGAACGCGACTACATCGAACACGTCTCATGGGGCCGCTGGCAGCTCACCCCACTCGGCGAGACCATCGCCCGACAACTCACCCAACCGACAACCGAAAGAACCAAGCAATGAACACCCGGAACACGCACGAATGGAACTGCACCGCCACACTCCGCCACATCGGACCCCTCTGGATCAGCACCGCCACCGCCACCAGCCACACCAACAAACACCGACTGCACGCGCTCACGATCGGATGGCATCGGACCCGCGTCAAACGACGCACCGAACAACGCATCATCACCCAGGCATTGAAAGCGGACCGGATATGGTGACGGCACGAATCCGCGACATGATCCTCGACTGGCACGACAAGGGCATCAGCGTCGACGAAACCGCCAACGTCCTCAAACTCCCCGAAAACCAGATCAGCGACATCATCAAAGCCGGACACTCCACCAAACCAGCAGAACCAGCCCGCCCGGAACCACCGGCATTCGACATCTAACCAACCACACAGCAGCCACCAGCCACGAACGCCGACAACCACGAACACTGATGGCTGTGCCGGCGCTCGCCGGATAAACGAAACCCTCCACCTGTGCGGCGGAGGGCGCGTCCTGCAGACACCACTATAGCCGACGTGGAGGGTTTCGAACAAATGAACGAACACAATGCCGCCAGTTTCCGCCATGACCTCGCCTCGATCCGCTCGGGCCTGCCCGCTTTGCGCGAGATCGCGGCCAAACGAGCCCGCGTCACCAGCCGCCAGACGGGGCATGGCAGCAGGACGGTGGCGCCGATCCCGCTCAACCTCGGCGCATGGAGCCTCCTGCAGGACATCCTCACCCTCGTCGAGCATATGAGCCGAGTCCTCGGCCTGCCCATGCGCATGGACGCCGAGGGGCAGCTCAAGGGCATCATCCCGCACGCTGACAAGCTGTTGTCCCGGTCGGACGCGCCGGCGATCGTGGAACTCACGTCCCAGGCCGCGCGCCGACTGGAACGACAGTTGACGCCCCCGCCCGAACGCAAGATGATCGGCCGCTGCCCCACATGCACGACGGACCTGTGGTGCGACGAGGACGACCTGGCCTCCGGCTGGACGGTATGCGCGCGATGCGGCGCCACGCTGCGCGTGCGCGACGTGCAACAGGCCAGCGTGCTCAGGGTCGCGACCAAGGGCGCGCAGGGCACCGCCGCCGATATCAGCCAACTGCTCAAACCATGGGGCATCGACGTCAAGCGCAAGACCATCAACGAATGGCGCCGGAGAAACATCATCCTGCCCGTCGCCACACAGGACGGCAAACCCGTCTACCTGGTCTGGGACGTATGGCGCGCATGGACCAGACACGATCCGACCGTGGCCGATATTTGACAAACCCGACCGTGGCCGGCAACACTACTACTGTTGGTCATTTCCATCGACGATGGCGGATGACCCGCGATCCTTCCCGTTCCCGCCGCCACGGTTGGCACTTATGACGGCGGAACAGGGTTGGTCTACGATTGAGCATATGCCAACCGAAAACAGCAAACAAAACATTCATACGTCGGGGTTGTTCGCACCGGGTGCCGATCATTCCGACCGCGTGCTCGCGATGCTGCAGTCCCAATGGTCGGGCGACCATAAATGCCCCATCTGCAGATGCGAGGACTGGCGAGTGCAGTCCGAATTCGAAATCGAATCGGGACACGTTCGCGGGGAAGACGGCAGCGAGAACTTCATATCACTGCCTTTGGTCCCCGTCATGTGTGGGCAATGCGGATACACGTTTTTCATGAACTCCATGCGCATGACGGTCTCCAATCTCATCACCGTCGAGGATCCCGATGCGGACGGTGAGCATGGACGCTGAGAAAAGACCCGTGATCCGCCGGGACGCCGAAACCGGCATCGCCCTACATAAAACGTCAAGGGACGAACGGACGGTGGAGATCATGTTCAAGGAAATCGACTCGATCGAACGGCGTGTCAGCGCATTGCATCTGACGCCTCCATGGAACGACACCGTTCTGGGCGGCGCCATCGGCGTGACCACTTCCGCGGGATTCGGCCTCATCAGCCTTTATCAATCGGATAACGTCCCGCTGTGGACTCTGCTCGTCTCCTGGGGACTGCTGTTCGCCGGAGTCACGGCGACGGTCCTCTGCCTGTTCTTCAAGCGAGAGTTCTCCGACGTTGAGCAGTCGCAGAAACGTCAGCTCATCGAGGACATGGAGCAATGGAAAGGCAATCAGGACTTCTCCATAAAAGGCAGGGAATTCGTCGATTCACTAATGAAAGAGTACGGCGATGCCAAGGTGTCCGATCTCCAGCGGATTCTACGTCTCTGAGTCTCAGCAACCCGCTTCCCCGGGAGGACGTTAAGGAAACGGGAAACGAACTCGAACTCATGAATGCGTATGACGCTCGCGGAGCATTGATTCCGCGAGCGCCGTCATCTGCCCCATTAGACCAACTGGTAGAGTCGGCCGCTTCAAGTACGGCGTAGTCGCGGTTCGAATCCGCGATGGGGCACCAGCTGATACCACACGCGGCATTCCGATCTTGGAAGGGGCTGCCATGCCGGTCACTTGCGATATCGACCTGTCGACCGGCATGCAGCGTATCGGCCGGATCACCGTCACCGTGCCAGCGAGCGCCATTGATGATCCGGGTGAGTTCGGTCGTCGGCTTGCCTGTGCCGTTGCGGCGTTTGTCCGGGTGTTCGAGCAAGGAGCGTGAATCATGTTGTTGCCCAAGCGGATCACCGTGGATGCCGAGCGGGGAAAGGTGTATGTGGATGGCGTGATATTTCCCTACGCGCTTGCCGAGTTGCAGCCGTATCCCGAGGTGTCCCGTGATGATGTGGGTGTGGTGTGGTTGCCGTTGATCGCCGATGAGATCGTGTTCAAGGCCGGCTTCAAAGTGGCTGGTGAGCGGTGAGCAGTACGAACGTTCGTTACGGCAATGGTTATCGGCGTCGTCGTGAGCGTGAGCGGTGGCGGCATATGCAGGCCGACTGCTACATCTGTCATCGGCCCATCGACTATGCGCTTCGGGCGCCCGACCCGTACAGTTTCGTGATCGATGAGACCGTCGCGCTCGCGCGTGGCGGCACGCTCTCGCATGACAACAGCGGTCCGGCGCACTGGTGGTGCAACCGGATCAAGAGCACGCACAGCCTCGCATGGGCCAGAGAGCGCGTCGCGTGGCTCATCGCGCACGGACAGGCGCCCGCATACGGGCAGCAGGCCGTTCGTTTGGCGCCGATCCGCTGTTCGAACTGGTTCGAGAGGTAGGCGGTAGACCCGTACCGGTCCGGGCAGGGGGGACCACGGGCAAAGCGCCGTTTTACCCCCGGGCAAAAATCCACACGGGAAAGGACGGTGGGCATGGTCGCCAGAACCCGAAAAGCATCGTCCTCTTCCACGGTCCGAACATCGCGTACGCTTAGGAACGCCGCCAATTCCGGGGATCGTCGGCGTCTGCTCGTGGCCATGCGCAACCTCATCGCCGACCGGCTCGATAAAGGTGACGTAGCGCCACGCGACCTCAGTTCGCTCGTCAAGCGTCTCAGCGATCTGAGCGAGGCCATCGACCGGATCGACAAGGCCGCGGCGACCAATGATCCGGTCAGTCGCGCCCTCGACACCGAAGACGAACTCTTCGACCCGATTGACGATGGACCCCAGAATTGACGGCGCCGCCAGATTCGTGCCCCCGGACGGACTGCACTCGACCGGCGAACCAAGCCTCAACGCGCTCGCCAACGCCGCCGGAGACCGCTTCGACGCATGGCAGCGCCAGATCAACCGTTACGCGCTCGCCAAGGACAAGGAAGGATTCTGGGCCGCCAGGAACGTCGTGCTGTCCATTCCGCGGCAGACCGGCAAAACCTACGACATCAGCTGGCTGGCCATCCACCGGTGCGCCGAGAACCCCGGATTGAGGGCCGTGTGGACCGCCCACCACTTCGGCGTCATCAAGGACACGTTCGAAGGCATGACCGCCATCGTGTTGCGCCCCGAAATGGCGAGCCTCGTCGACCCCGACCACGGCATATCCCTGGCCGCCGGCAAAGAGGAGATACGCTTCCGCAACGGTTCGCGCATCTTCTTCCGGGCACGCGAACGCGGCGCCCTGCGAGGCGTGAAAAAAGTCGGACTGCTGGTCATCGACGAATGCCAGCACCTGTCCGACAACGCCATGGCCGCCATGCTGCCGACCCAGAACCGCGCCTACAACCCGCAGACCGTCTACATGGGCACCCCGCCCGGGCCAGCCGACAACGGCGAGGTCTTCACGCGCCTGCGCGACAAAGCCCTGTCCGGACGCAGCCACAGCAGCATGTACGTCGAATACTGCGCCGACCGCGACGCCGACATCGCCGATCGCAGCCAATGGAGCAAAGCCAACCCGTCCTATCCGGCCCACACCGACGACGACGCCATCGTCAACCTGCTCGACAGCCTCACCGAAGACAACTTCAAACGCGAGGCACTGGGCATCTGGGATGAAAACCGCCTCTCAACGGCCATCGACCAGAACAAATGGGACGAAACCACCGTCGAGCGGCGACGCGCAGGCGGCATCATGAGCTTCGGGCTCGACATGAACCCCGCGCGCACGCGACTGACCATCGGCGCGGCCATGCGATACGACGACGACACCGTCCACATCGAACTCGCCGAATACCGCGACACCAACCAGGACGGCACCCAATGGGCCGTCAACCTGCTCGCCCGAGCATGGGACGACACTGCCAGCATAACCATCGACGGCCAATCCCCGGCCATCAGCCTACTCAGCGACCTGCAGGACGCCGGCATCACCGTCACCGTGCTCAGAGCCAACGACATGGGACAGGCCTGCGGCAAATTCCAGGACATGCTCAAGGCCGGCACCCTCACCCACCTGCCGGAGCCCGGTCAACAGCCACTATGGAACGCCGTCAAAAAAGCCACCATCAGACCGATCGGAAAAAGCGGTCTGTTCGGCTGGAACACACCGGACGACGACACCGACATCAGCCCCCTCGTGGCAACCACCATCGCCATGCACGGAGCCCTGACCGCCAAACGCGACCCCACAGCCCAACAGGAGGCATGGTACTAGTGAACGACCTGATCGCCTACCAAGGCCAATCCAACTGGCTCGCCATCGAAAGCGCCCACACCGGCACCATCACCGGCATCAGCCCCGACGACCAGCCCACCGTCGCCGAACTGCTCAAACAATGGCGCAAACACTACGCGCGCAACATCCTGCGCACCACCTACTACCTCGCCCACTACGAATACAAAGGCATCGCCTACAGCATCCCCCCAAGCATGAAAAGCCTCGCCAAACCAATGGTCGGCTGGCCCAACAAAGCAGTCCGCGCGCTCGCCGACCTGTCCGTGTTCGAAGGCATCGACGCGCCCGACAGCCTCCAGACGCAGGTCGACGAGCTCATCGAATCCAATGCGCTCGACGTCAAGATCAGCCAGGCCATCGTCAGCGCGTACACGCACGGATGCAGCTTCCTGACCCTGTCCGCCGGCAGCGACGGCCGGACGGTCATCACCCCGCGCGCCGCGGACTGGAGCAGCGCCCTGTGGGACTGGGAGCGTAACCGGATCGGCGCGGCGATGACCATCCGCAGCAAGGACCGCGACGGCTACATCACCGGCTTCGACGCCTGGTTGCCCGGCAAGGTCTACCACTGCACCCGCAACGGCGGCGCATGGAGCGCCGAAACGATCCCCACCGGGTTCGACCGGCCCAACGTCGTGCCCCTCATCAGCGACCAGCAGCTCTACCGGCCCTTCGGGTCAAGCCGCATCACACGACCCCTCATGGCGCTCACCGACTTCGGCCTGCGCACCCTCGTGCGCATGGAGGCGACCGCAGAATTCTACGCGGCGCCGCGCATCTGGTTCCTGGGAGCCAACAAGGGCCAGGTCAGCCCCGACACATGGGGCAGCATCGTCAGCGTCATCAATGGCATCCCCGCAGCCAAGAACGGCGACAAGCCCGAACTGCGCCAACTCAACCAGGCAAGCATGCAACCCCATTCCGACATGCTCAGGACCATCGCCCTCATGGTGTCCAGCGAAACCGACATCCCCGTCAACGACCTGGGCATCACCATGGACAACCCCGCCAGCGCGGAAGCCATGGCCGAAGCCGAACGTAAGCTCTCGCGCACCGCCGACCGGCAGAACAAACGATTCAGCAACGCCATCAAGGACGTCATGGGCATGGCGCTGGCCGCGCAGGGGGCCAACGAGGCGGACCTGCGCCAACTGCGGCCCATCTGGGCGCCCGTCAAGGAAACCAGCGACGCCGCGCGCGCCGACTGGTACCAGAAGGTCGCATACACCAACCCCGCGTTCGCCGACAGCGACGTCGGGCTGACCCGTGCGGGCCTGACATGGGACGAAATACAGGCGCACCGCGCATGGGAAAAACAGAAACGCGCCGAAGAGGCTATCGACGCCTTGCGCGCACGCCTCCACGCCGCCAGCCAACCGCAAGATGGGACGGTGACAGCCGATGAGCAACAGCAGTCTGCCGCTGAACAACCTCAGCGAAACGCAGCGTAAGGCGTTCAACACCCACCTCAACGACCTGTGGGACGAATATCAGGACCAGCTCGCCGACCTCATCATCGAAGCCAGGACCCTCGTGCCGAACGCCGCATACGACGAAGGCGATCCGTTGGCCTCGGCGCGTAGCCTGCTCGCGGACTACACGCGTCAGGCCAACATCCTCGCCAACGACTACTACCGCAACGTGCGCAACGCATGGGCCGAAGCCTCCGGCACCGCACTGCCCGGCTACGCGGACGCGCAGGTCAGCTCCGACCGCGCGTTCTGGCAGGTCGTCGGCGGCTACAACGACACCATGTTCGTCGGCCTCAAATACACCGACGTCATCAACGGGCGCAGCCACGCCGGCCTGACCATCGACGACCTGTGGGCGTCCAAAACCAAGGACTACACGGACGCGGACTGGGCCGCCCTCGCCAAGGACATCATCAACGCCACCACACGCCTGACCACCATGTTCGACGTCCAGGCCGACCCCACAGGCCCCCGCTACGCGCGCGTGCCCCAAGGCAAGACCTGCGCGTTCTGCAGCATGCTCGCATCCCGTGGCTTCGTGTACGCCAGCGAGGACACCGCAGGCAAATGGCACCAATACCACCACGACTGCGACTGCAAGATCGTCCCCTCATGGGGCGAAACCCGGATCGACGGATACGACCCCGCCAAGCTCAAAACCATGTACGAGCAAGCCAAGACGGCCGCCAAGCACGCCGGACAACCCACCAGCGTCAAGAACGTGCTCTCCTGGATGCGGGCCAACTTCCCCGACCTACTCAAGGATGGCAGCAGCTTCGAGCCCGACATGCGCATACCCAAGGGCAGCGAGATCGAACGCCAGCTCGGAGCTCTCAACACGCTGCGCATCAACCAGATGCTCAAGAAAACCCCTCACAAAGACACGGCAAAGCTCTGGGCCAAGCATGCCGCCGACTACCGCATCAAGCAGACCTCCCACAAGGGCACCGCCTATTTCAGCAACGTCGACGCAGGCATGTTCGTCAACGTCAAGGAACTCGGACTCGGCGACGACATCCACCGCCCCTACGGCGTATGGTTCCACGAAAGCGGCCACATGCTCGACTGGCTGCTCAACGACAAACAGGACACCTACTACTCCGAAACCCCCCACAACGGCAAATTCCTCGCCGACCGGCTCAACACGGACGCCGCCAGCCTGTACATGGCCACGACCCAACGACTCAAAGCCGCAGGCAAACCCACGACCCGAGCGGACGTGCTCGATGCCATCGCCGACGAGATACAAACATCCACCGCCCTGACCGACCGCAACATCGAAGACATGCTCCAAGCAGCACTCGGCGACGACTATCCGAGAAGCGTCGGCCACCCGGACGGCTACTACCCCAAATACTCATACCACCGGCAAGCAGCCGAAGCATTCGCCGAAATGATCGACGCCCAGCTCTCCAACCCGCAGGCATGGAACCTCACCGAGAAATACTTCCCCGAAAGCGTTAAACTATACGAAAGCATGATAAAGGAGGCGACAGCATGAACGAAGAAGAATACTTCGCCAGCCGCAGCGGCGACGACACCAACAAACTCCTACGCGAATACTGCCGCACCTTCCACGGCCCCTACTACAACATCGAGGAAACCGGCATACACCTAAGCCCAGCAGAACTACGCGCCGACCTGCTCCACTGCCTCTACCACAACAAGCCAAAAGACCAGATCAGCCAACCCGGCAAACACCTCATCGAACTGGCGCACGCCAACTAACCCATAAGCCACCCCCAGCCAGGTGGCTTTTTTATACCCGAAACCAAGAAAGGCCAAACCATGCGCCGCGACCTCGACCTAGTGCGCACCATCCTGAAAACCTGCGCCGACTCCAACGAACCCGTCCCCATGAGCACCTTCGCCGACGCCGCCCACACGACGGACCTCGTCGCCTACCACATCGACATCATGCAGGAAGCAGGCCTCATCAACGCCACCATCATCCGCGGCATGAACGAGCGCACAGTCCACGCGACCATCGACTCACTCACATGGGAAGGCAACGATTTTTTAGACGCCGTCCGATCTGACGGACTCTGGTCCAAAACCAAGCAACGCATAGCCACCACAATCGGCAGCGTCTCGTTCGACGTAGTCAAGGCGCTCGGCATCTAGCCGGACGCAACCCCAAGTTTCAGCCACCCGCACGGGTGGTTTTTTTATGCCCGGAAAGGGCGAAACCAACCCAAAGGAGAACAGTCATGTTCCGCAACCGACCACCCTTCCACATCCGTCTCATCGACACACCGCCAGCCGGCAACGGCGGAACCAACGACCCCGCAACCAACGACGGCGGGGAAGGCGGCGAGCAGATCGACTACGAGGCCAAATACCGGGAGGCCCTCGGACACTTGCGCGAATTGGAGAAGAAGGCCAAGGCCAACAAAACCGCCGCCGAGGAGCTGGAAAAGCTCAAGGCATCGCAGATGAGCGAGGCCGAAAAGGCCGCCAAGCACACCAAGGAGCTCGAGGACAAGGTCGCCGCCTACGAGGCCGCCAAACAGCAGACCGACTGGGCGAAACAGGTCAGCGAGACCACCGGGGTGCCCGCCAACGTGCTGCGCGGCAGCACCCTCGAGGAGATCCAGGCCCACGCCGAATCCCTCAAGACTCTGCTCGCCCCCAAACTGCCCAAGGTGCCCGACCCGGCCAAACACCCCGAAGGCAAGACCGCCAACGAACGCGCCAAAGCCTACGTCAAGGCCCTCTTCGGCAACAACGACTGAACCCCCGATAACCCAACCCAACACAGAAAGGCCATATCATGGCATTCCAGACCGAAAAGGTGCTGCTCCCCAAGGAAGTAGCCACCGTCATCACCAAGCGAGCCAAGGACACCAGCACCATCGCCGCCCTCAGCCCGTCCGAACCCCAGCTGTTCCTCGACAAGGACTACATGGTGTTCACCGGCAACGCCGAAGCCGAGGTCGTCGCCGAAGGCGAACAGAAGTCCAGCTACGAGGAGACCGTCACCCCCGTGGTAGGCAAACGCTTCAAGGTGCAGACCACCACCCGCGTCAGCAACGAACTCCAGTGGGCCGACGAGGACGCGCAGCTCGAGATCATCAGCAAGATCCAGGCCGACCAGGGCGCGGCCCTCGGCCGAGTCCTCGACTACGTCGTCTACCACGCCTTCGACCCCAAGAAGAAGGCGGCGCTCGCCGGCTTCGACGCGCTGTCCGCCAGTGCCATGCAGGTGGCCGCCACCGACGACCGCGTCGCCGACCTCGACAGTCTCGCCGAGGCCGTCAACGACGCCTACGACATCAACGGCATCGCCCTGACCAAGACCATGGCGAACGAGCTGCGCAAGATCCGCGTGCCCGCCACCGGCCAGCGCTTCTACCCGGAGATCCCGATCAACCTGCAGGTCGGCACCCTCGACGGCATCAACGCCGCGACCTCCGGCACCGTCAACGGCCGCCTCATCGAGCCGGACACCGGCATCCTCGCCTTCCTCGGCGACTTCAGCCTCATTCGGTGGGGCATGGTGCGCGACATCTGGAGCGAGATCATCGCCTACGGCGACCCGGACAACACCGGCAAGGACCTCAAGGGCGTCAACCAGATCGCCTACCGCACCGAGGCCGTGTACAGCTACGCGATCCTCGACCCGAAGGGCATCTCCGTGCTCAAGAAGCCGGCTGGCGCCGGCAAGGCGGGCAAGTGATGGCCGCGCCCCTCACCCAGACGCTCGTAGTGCAGGACTATGACAAGGCCGACGAGTCCGGCCTGTCGATTCCCGTGCGCCTGGTCAAACCCGACGGCACCCCGTTCTCCGAAGGCGCCGCGACCGTCTCGTGGGACGCGATCACCGGCAAACCCGCCACGTTCCCCGCCGCCGCTCCCGCGTGGACGGACGTCACCGGCAAGCCGGCGACCTATCCCGTGGCCAAGGCCGCGGTCACACCCCTCGTCAAGGCCACGGACGCGACGGCGCCCGCCAAGACCAGTGCTGCGGCGGCCGGGGAAGCGCCCACCAAGGCCGAGTTCGACGCCGTCGTGGCCCAGTGCGCCGAACTCAAGACCGTCGTCGCCTCGCTCGTAGCCCTGTGCAACGAGAGCAAGACCGCCCTCAACTCGCTCATCGCGAACCTGCGCGCCGCGGGCCTCGCCAACGACAAGTAACGGAGGCCCATCATGCCCAACGGACACGCCGGACAACCCATACCATTGTCCGGCCGGCCGGCCGCGGGAGACCCGGGCACGGTTGCGCCCATCGAACCACCCTTCGCGGAAGCGAAGGATCTGGAGGAACGATGGCACGCGCTCACCCCGGACGAACAGGCCAAGGCCAAGGCGCTCATCGCCGACGCCAGCGACCTGATCGTCACCACCTGCCCCAACTGGAACAAGGCAAGCGCGGCGACCCTCAAACGCATCACCTGCGCCATCGTCAAACGCGCCATGCTCGCACGCGACGACATGGCCGGCGTATCCCAAGGCACCCAGACCGCCGGCAGCTACAGCGAAAGCCTGACCTGGGCGAACCCGTCGGGAGACATCTACCTGACCGCGTCCGAAAAGGAATCGCTCGGCGGCGACGGCGTCGCATGGGCATACGACACGGCAAGCAGAGCGATGCGATGAGAGGCGAGACCATCACCCTCATCCACCGCACCCAAACTGGCCTCGACCCCGGCAACGACCCCATCTGGGCCACCGAGCCCGAACGGGTCGACGACGTGCTCATCGAGGACGGCAGCCAATCCAACAGCACGGAAGGCAACCGGCCGAACGGCATCCACGTCGCCAAAACCATCCACATGCCCCGCGCATGGCCCTACCGCAGCCTGCGCGGAGCCAAGGCGATCATCGACAACATCGAATACACCGTGATCGGCGACCCCCGCCCCTACACCGGCGGACTCACCCCGACCCGATGGAACCTCACCGTCGAACTCGCCGACACGAGAGGATAACCAGCCATGGCAAAAGTCAAGCTCAACCTCGCCGGATTCCGCCAAATACGCCAATCCGCACCCATCCAGCACGCCATCGACCAACAAGCCACGCTCATCGCAGCTCGGGCCAACAATCTGGCGCATGTCGAAGGTGCGACATACGAGGCCAAGACCCACATCAGCACCCCCGAAGGCAGCGTGGCACTCGCCACGACCGGCCGTGGCTCCAACGGCAACGTGAAGGCGATGGCGGACAACGCCAAGCACAACACGCTGCTCAAGGCGGTGGGCTGATGCTCAACCCCGAACAGGCCGTGATCGACTGGCTCAACCGGAGCCCCGACCTCGCCGACTGCCCAGCCTCGCTCAGCGTGCCCGCCGAACGACCGGACAGGTTCATCACCGTGGAACGCACCGGCGGCGCCGACACCGACATCGACAGCACGCCGACCATCGCCGTGCAGGTCTGGACGCCAAACCGATGGGAGGCCAGCGACCTCGCCACGCGCATCGTCCGCCCGCTCCTGCTCGGCCTCGACATGCTCGACCCGATAGCGAAGACGGAGATCCAGTCGGCGTACAACAACCCCGACCCCGGACCGCCCCAGCACGCCCGCTACCAGTTCGTCATCACCCTCACCATGGCCGCCCAATAACAGGCGGCCTTCATCGTCACAGAAAGGCGGTCATCATGGCCGAAACCAACCACAACAGCAAGAACAACGTCAGCCTCGGCAAACCCAAGAAAACCGGCTGCCTCTACTACGCGCCCGCCGGTACCGATATCCCGGAGGACGCCACCACCGAACTGCCGGCCGCGTTCGTCTGCCCCGGCTACCTCGGCGAGGACGGCGTGACCAACGCCACCGACACCGACACCACCGACATCAACGACATGGGCGGCATCAAGGTCCTCAGCGAGATCAGCAGCTTCGGCGAGACCTGGCAGTTCATCATGATCGAAACCAACGAGCACAGCCTCAAACTGCGCTTCGGCTCCGACCGCGTCACCGCAGACAAGGACGGCAAGCTCACCGCGCGCCACGGCATGCCCACCGGAGAAAGCCTCGTGCTCGTGTTCGAAATCGCATTGACGGGCAACCGCGTCAAGCGCATCGTCGTACCCGACGCGACCATCACCGAATTCGGCGACACCACCTACAGCGCCGGCGACGCCATCGGCTACGACGTCACCCTCTCCGCCAACCCCAGCGACAAGATCGCCGGCGACACCAGCATCGAATACATCGCCAACGTCAACACCACCACCCAGCCCGCCGGCGGCGAATGACCGCCACAGCCCGCCCCGGACAAAGGGGCGGGCACCATCACACAGCAAGGAGCACACCATGACAGCAAAGCGGCCGCAAGACCACAAGACCCCCGCAAACAAGCCCAAAACCGTCGAAATCATGGGCATCACCATCACCGTCGACCCCAACATCTTCGACGACCTCGACATGGTCGAATACCTCTACAACCTCCAACACGCACAGGACGGCGACGGCAGCGGAGCATTCGACCTCATCCCATTCCTCAAAAAACTCTGCGGCCCCCAATACAACACCATGAAAACCGCATTGCGCGACCCCGAAGACGGACGCGTCAGCATCGAAAAGGTATCCGACTTCATCGGCCAACTCCTCGAAAAACTCGCCCCAAACTCCTGACGCTCATAGCAATGCTCGACAAGTCGCCCGACACCCTCGCCGCCGACTTCCAGCATTACTATGGGCTCCCCCTCCCCAACCTCCTCACCGGCGACACGCGCCCCACGCTCTACGCGACGCTCGCCGCGAAACTGCCCGAACAAGCCATGATCTGGCGGGAACTCGACCCGCGTCTCGCATGGGACACGCAAACCTACCTGCTCGCCACGATCGCCGACGCGCTCGACTTCCTCGCCTGGACGAAAACCAAGGCCGCAAGCCGGCCGGGCGCACGATGGCGCGGCCAGATCCACCGGCCCGGCCAACCTCCGCGCCATGAGGCCACGGGCGGCGACACCGTCGCCATGGAAGACGACCAGCTCATGGCCTACCTCGCCGCACCCCGCTCCTAACCCAAGAAAGGGCACCGCCAATGGCAATCGAACTCGCAACCGCCTACGTGCAGGTGGTGCCCAGCATGAAAGGCGTCGGCAAGGCCATCGTCGCCGCGTTCGACGGCGCATCCGAAACCGCCGGCGTAGCCGGCGGCAAGAAGGCCGGCAAGGGCTTCGCCAACGGGCTCGGCATGCAGGGCGCGATCATCGGAGCGGCCAGCGCCGTCACCAGCAAGGCCATGAACGTCATCGCCGGCAGCATCGGCAGCGCCGTCAACCGCGCCGACCAGATGAACAACTTCCCCAAGGTCATGAAAAACCTGGGCTATTCCAGCGAGGACGCCGCCGCGTCGATCAAGAAGATCAGCGCATCGCTCGACGGCCTGCCCACCACCAGCTCGGCCATGACCGGCATGGTCCAACAGCTCGCCCCATTGACCAGCAACCTGGACGAGGCCACCAACATCGCGCTCGCGTTCAACAACGCGATGCTGGCGGGCGGCGCGAGCACGATGGAGCAGGAGAACGCGCTCGCCCAGCTCACGCAGATGATGGCCGCCGGCAAGGTCGACATGCAGGCATGGCGCAGCGTGCAGGCCGCCATGCCCGGCCAGCTCAACCAGGTCGCCGAAGCGATGATGGGCGCCGGGCACAACGCGAACGACCTGTACGAGGCCATGAAGGACGGCAAATACGGATTCGACGAATTCAACGCCGCCGTCGTCCGTCTCAACGGCAAGGGCTTCGGCCAGTACGCGTCGTTCGCGCAGCAGGCCAAGGACGCGACCCAGGGCATCGGCACCGCCATGGAGAACGTGCAGAACCGCGTCGCCAAAGCCGTGCAGAAGGTCGTCGAAGCCGTGGGCGTGGAGGACATCGCCGGCGCGATCAACGGATTCTTCAGCCAGTTCGGCCGGGTCGGCGACGCCGCGGCGAACATGGTCACGGGCGTGAAGAACTGGCTCGGCCAGGCGGCGCAGACGCCCAAGCCGCTCGTGTCGATATGGCAGGCCGATTTCGGTCGGCTCGGCATGTACATGCAGGGACTCTCCGCCAACGCGCAGGCGTTCGGCAAAAGCCTGCTGGCCGTCATCACCGACGGCGGCGGAATGCAGGGCTTCCTCGTCGGGCTGAACAACATAATCTCCGCGCTCGTCAAGATGGTCACAACGGCCACCCGCAACGTGAGCATCTTCATCGGCACACTCTCCGACAGCGGCGGAGTGCAGTCGTTCCTCGCATCGCTCAGCGAACTGTGGAAGGGGATCACGCAACTCGGCCAGGGCCTGATGGATGCGGTCACCGGGTTCATCGCCGTAGGCGATAACGGCGGCGCCGCCGCATCGGTCGGCCAGCTCGTCGGCGATGCGTTCAACGCCGCGGCCCCATTGGTCAAAACCCTCGCGTCCGCATTGCAATCGGTCGGAAACTGGGCAAGCGAACACGGCGAACTGATCCGCGCCGCCATCATCGGCATCGGCACCGCGTTCCTCGGCTTCAAGACCGCTGCGGCAGGCATCACCGCCATCAACAACGGGCTCAACGGCGTCTTCTCCGCCGCGACCAACATCAAGAACGCCGCCGGCGCCGTCACCAACGCCATCAACGGCATCGGAGGCGTCTCCGGCAAGATCACGCAACTGGCCGCCTCCACCAACATCGCAAAAAACGCCCAACTCGCATGGACCGCCGTGACGCAGGCGGGCACCGCCGTCGCAAGAGCCTTCAACGCCGTCCTCGCGGCGAACCCCATCGGCGTCATCATCACGCTCGTCGCGGCCGTCGTCGCCGCGCTCGTCTGGTTCTTCACCCAGACCGAAACCGGTCGCCAGGCATGGTCGGCGTTCACGTCGTTCCTTGCCTCAGCGTGGCAGTCGGCGGTATCGTTCGTGACCGGTCTCGGCCAGAACATAGCGTCCTTCTTCACGCAGACCATCCCGAACGCGATCCAAAGCGCCGTCCAATGGTTCCAGCAACTGCCGGAACGCAGCGGCACGGCGCTGTCGAACCTGATAACGTCGATAGGCGAATGGGCCGCGGGCTTCGCCCAGTCGGCATTGCAGGCCGGCCAGCAGTTCGTCTCCAACCTCGTGAACTTCATCGCCCACCTGCCGGAGACGATAGCCTACTGGCTCGCCTACGCGATAACATTCGTCATCGCATGGATCGTGCTCATGGGGCAGAAGGCCGTCGAGGCCGGCACCCAGTTCCTGGCCAACGTGGGCACGTTCCTCGCGCAACTGCCCGGCAATATCTGGAACTGGCTGGTCGCAGCCGTCACGAACACGGCCAACTGGGTGTCTCAGATGGCAGGCAAGGCCGTCGAGGCCGGCACCCAGTTCCTAGCCAACGTCGGCACGTTCCTCGCGCAACTGCCCGGACGTGTCTCCTCGTTCCTCGGCAACGTGATCTCGAACGTCGCCGGATTCGCCGGACGAATGGCGCAAGGCGCGCTCAACGCCGGACGACAGTTCCTGGACAACATCGTCAACACCCTGCAATCCATCCCCGGACGAGTCATGGACATCGGCGGACAGATCGTGCAGGGCCTGATCGACGGCATCACGAGCAGCATCGGCCGAGTTGGGGACGCGATCCTCGGCGGCGTCAACGACGCCATCGGCAGCGTGAAATCACTGCTCGGCATCCACTCCCCGTCCCGCCTGTTCCGGGACGAGATCGGCATGATGATGGGACGAGGCCTCGCCCAGGGCATCGACGCGTCCGCACGATACGTGGACGCGTCCATGAGCGGCATGATGGGCGGACTCATGTCCGGCGTCACCGATCCGCTACCCGCGAAACGCTATGCGACGGCCATGTCCAACCACAACGGCATGTACGCACCGGCCTCCTGGGCCGGGCGTTCGCGTGGCGATACGAACGTGGACGTGACCATCAACGCACCCGGCGCCGACCCGGACGTCCTGTACGCGATGTTCGGCACCAAGACCAAGGCCATGATCGACAGATGGGGGTGACCGGGGATGCGAATCTCCCTGATATCCGACGACGACGTGTTCCGCCTCTCCACCGTGTATCCCCGTCAGGAGAACGACGCGTGGATAACGGACAAGGGCATCACGGGCCTGTTCGGAGCCGTGCCCCCGCGCGAGAAAGGCACCGACAGGCCGCAAATGGACGGCGCGTACTGGCCCAGCCGCCTGACGGCCGGAGGCAGGACCATCACCGTCCATGCCGCAGCCATCTGCAGGAGCTCCGCCTCGGCCGTACTGCTCAGGGACCGGTTGCGCGCGCTGACCGCCAAACCCCTGACGATCCAACTGGAGGACACGGCCGGCATACGCCGGATGAGCGGCTGGCTCGCCGACGACCCGGAACCCACCATGCTCCTGCGCGACCGGGTATTCGAATTCAGCCTGATCCTGTATTGTCCGGACCCGTTGCAATACGGTCTGCCGGTCGACTACACGGCGGCTGGCGGCGTGATCCGGGTGCTCAACGAGGGCATGCTGTCCGTCTGGCCGGTCATCCTGGCGTCCAACGCGAGCCGGCTCACCGTCTCCCTCGCGGGCCGCAAGGTCACCTGGTCGGGGTCGGCCTCGCAGCCGCTGACGTTGGACATGGCGGACATGATCCCCTCGCAGGGCACGGTATCCTACGATTTCGCGTTCCAGCTGCCGCCGGGCGAATCGACGGTCGGCGTGGTTTCGGATGGGAGCGTGCGCATGCGCGTGTGCCCGGCATGGAGGTGACATGAGTGGTTTGGAATCGTTGACGGTGCACGCCTACGCGGCCGTCGACGGCCGGCATCTGACGCGCCTGCCGTACGCGTCGGCCTCGTGGTCTGATTCGATCAACGAGCCCGGCCAGATGAGTGTCGACATGACCATGAGCAGCCTGTCGCACCGGCTGACGGTCGACGGCCAATCGATCCGTGCCGTGTTGCGCCCGTGGCGTGCGATCCTCGCCGTCCAACGCGGCATGCATGTGCTGCACGCGGGTCCGGTCACCGGCCGCAAATGGGACGCCGCCAACCGCAAACTCAGCTTCACATGCGGTGGCGGCTGGACCCTGCTGGGCAAGCGCCTCGTCCTCAACCACAAGCTCGACGCCTCATTCCAGGATGGTGAGATCCTGATCGACGAGGATCACCCCGCAGGCGACTGGGCATTGAAGTTGAAGGGCTCCTATCGTGACATCGCGAGAGGCATCATCGCCGAGACCCTCGAATGGGGGCCGCTGCCGTTCGCGCTGCCGCCCGTGGAGGGCGGCGCGTACACGCGCACCTACGGCGGCTGGGACCTGGCCACCTGCGCCGACCGGATCGACGACCTGTCCAACCTCGCCATAGGCCACGAATTCCGCTTCACACCACGCATCGACGACACGGGCAGCCTGAGCTTCCTGCTCGAGGCCGGCACGGAACTGGTCGACCATGAGTATGATCTGGACGCCACGATACCCGGCCAACGTGTCGCGCTCGGCTCCATCGACGAGGACGGCGCCCCGATGACCTGCGAGGTATGGGCCGCGGGAGGCAAGGACAATGACAAGACCGTCATGGCCAGAGCCCAACTGCCCGACCAATACAGGGATCCCGGACTGCCGGTGATGCAGACCAGCAACACGAGCCACACCACCGTCAGCAAGGTCGACACCCTGCGCGCGTACGCGCGCGCCCAATGCGCGCTCGGCGCCTGGCCCGACGAGACGTTTGCCCTGACCCTTGGCGAGGAGTTTGATCCGCACGTCGGCGACCACCTCGCCGTACGCGTCGACGACGACTACCTCGGACTGACCCGACTCGAGCTCAAGGTCACCGACGTCAGCGCAAGATCGGACAGCGACTGGGTCACCGTCCAATGCAGGGAAAGGAGCCAACCATGAGCGACACGACCGGCACCGGGTCTGCGGACGCGATCGGCCGCCTGGCCGGCTCCATCCAATCCAGACGCGCCGCCCTCGACCGGCTGGCACATGACGTCGACCGTGCGCTGCAGACCGTCGGCGCGCGACTGGAAGACAACGCCACCCGGCAACAGGAAACAATCGAACGAACTGCCGCCACCGCGCGCATGTTCGACGACGTGCAGGCCATGCGCCGTATGCTCGCCGCCCCGGCAGGCGAGCCGACGGAACCGGCCGCCGAGGATGACGGTGATGCCGAGCCGTGGGAGCCGGTGCGCCGGTACATGCCCGGCAACGCCGACCCCTACCTCGCCCAGCAGCGCGGCCGCGAACAACAGGAGAAGCAGAAACGAGAGGCGAACCGGCCCACCGGCACTGAGCTGGGCCAGATCACCCGCAAGCTCGACGAGCTCACCCAGGAGCTCAAACGCCAACAGGAGGAACTCGCCAGACAGCAGGCCGAGCTCGCGAAACAACAGGCTCAGCTCGAAGCCCAGCAGGAACAGCTCAAGACCGCCCAAGAGCAGTTGAAGAGCCAGCAGGCGTCGCTCGAGGCGCAGCAGAAGCAGCTCGGCCAGATCGTCGACCAGCTCAAGGGCATCGTCGACGACCAGGGCAGCACGGTCAACCAGCTCAAGACCATCACGGACAACCTGGCGGCCACGGACGGCCGCGTCGACCAGATCCAGCGCACGCTCTACGACAACCAGGTGTGGCTCAAGGACCAGTTGTCGACGCTCGACCAGCGCGTGACCGCGTTGGAGAACAAGGGCACGGTGACCGGATGAGCGGATCGGTGAAGGGAGAAATCGTATGAACGGCGTGTACGGCAAGCGCGTGAAACCGCTCGACGTGCGTCTCGTCAGAGGCGACAGCGAGCGTTTGGGTGGCCGGTGGCGCAAGCGTGACCTGTTGACCGGCGAGATCGCGCCGGTGGATCTGTCCGGCTGGTCGGGTCGCGTCGAACTTCGTTCACCGGACGGTGTGGAGCTGTGGTATTCGCGGGCCTGCGACGAGATGACGGATGACGGTTACGCGGTGGCGAACCTGCCGCCCAGCGCGTTCGCGTCGGATATCTGGTTGCAGCGTCGGAGCGGCCAGTGGAAGTGCCGGGTCACGAGCCCGGACGGGGCCACGGTGCGCACGGTCGGCTGGGGCTGTTGGGTGTTGAGTGATTGATGGAGATGGAGGGATCATGGTTGATCAGATTGTCGATTTGATCGAGGCGACGATGCCCGGGCCGATGGGCGAGGTGACCGGCGAGGCGAAACGGCTGCTGGAACAGGCGCGGGAAGCCGCGGCATTGGCCGAGGCCTATGCGTCCGACGTGAAGGAGAAGACCGACGAGGCCGTGGCGCTGCTGGTCGAATCGGGCGCGTTGACCGGTGCCGCCGTCGACGCGCGCGCCGCGAAGAGGGACGGATACGTCAGGGTGTTCAGCCAGGCGGCGGATCTGCAGTCCGACGAGGCCAGGGCGATGCCCAACGGGTCGATGGCCTACGTGAGCGAGGAGGACGCGTGGTATGCGCGCACCCAGACGAGCGAGCGATGGTGGCCGTTGGTCACTGGGCAACGCCGGTGGGCCGGGTCGGATTCGAGCAACACGCTCGTGCGTGCCCTGGTCAATGGCGTGCTGGGACAGGTGCAGGTGTTCGGCCGTCCGACCACGCTCGCGTCCAAGCAGTCCCTCGATCTGGGCATCACGGTGCCCGAGGGCATGCGTCCCTACCAGACCGCGAGCATGCTGCTCGCGTCCGACGACAACGCGAGCAACCTGCAGGTCACGCTCGAGGTGCGCGCCGATACCGGCAAGGTGATGGTGCGCAACAGGGGCGGTTCCGCACTCAACAACGTGCCGTTGTACGGGACGCTGACATGGCTGGCCGAATCATGACGCGCGGCTGGGCGCCCATGGGATACGAGCTCGTGTGGGCGGATGATTTCGACGGGGATCGGCTCGACACCGGCATATGGGGCCCGTGGACGAACGACGCGTTCATCGGCAGGGATTGGTGCGAACCCGTCGAGGACCTGCATGACGAGCGTTGCTTCCGGGTCGCCGACTCGATCCTCACCATCGAGGCCCCGGCCCCGGCGCAGGGTTCACGCGCGCTGGTGCCGGCGGCGATCTGCACCAGGGAGAGCATGTGGTTCCGTCGCGGCTGGGCGGAGATCCGTGCCAGGTTCGACGCGACCCGCGACGGCGCGTGGGGCGCGTGGTGGACCAACACCAGGCATCCGGACGTCAATTACGCGAATAGCGGCTACTACACGGCGGAGAACGACGTCTACGAGTCCAACATCTGGCAGGACAACTGGCAGGCGCTCAACAACCAGCAGTCCACCCTGCACAAATGGCACAACGACGGCGGCCCGGCAGAGGCCGCGGGCTACCGGGCGTCGAGCCGGTTCGAGGACGCGGCATGGCACGTGCTCTCCCTGGACTGGACCGCGGATCGCATGCAGGTCCTGCGCGACGGGGTGCGCTGCGGATACGCCGACCTCGCGACGGGATTCGGCCGCCGGGGCATGCGCGGATTCCAGGACCCCGCATACATGCTGCTCGACATGTGGCCGCGAGGGCAGGGACTCACGAACGCGGTCAGACTCGACATCGACTGGATACGCGTCTGGCAGGACCCGGCAGACGACACCCAACAACACTGGATCGACACGGAAAGGAGTCGGAACATGAACACGCAATCCATCGGTGGGGGGGGGCATAGCCTCCCGGCCCTGAAAACCGCCGCCAACCGTCCCACGGATTGGACGGTGGCAGCATGAGCGAACAGATAACGGACATCATCGAAAGCGTCATGCCCGGCCCGCGAGGCCAACAGGGCCCCGAGGGGCCGCGCGGTCTGCCGGGTGTGAACGCGATGCCTGCGGACGAGGCCGTGGCCGCGTACATCGACGCGCTGGACTCCAAAAGCCATGCGAGCGTGCTCACGGCGGTGCGGGGCGGGCATCTGGTCGCGTTTGGCGACAGCATCACCCGCGGCGGGCAGACCGGGGTGACCCTCCGGTACGCGACCCGCGTCGCCAACGTGCTGGGATTGGTCGAGCATAATTACGCGGTGTCGGGCAGCGCGTTCGGTTTCGCCCGCGACACTATCCCGCCCATCGGCGCGCAACTGGACGCGGCCAAGGCCGACACGGCCTACGATCCCGCCCGGGTCGGCCTGGTATTGGTCGGCGGCGGGGTCAACGACCGGACCGCCACCAGTCCCGACGAGTCCGTCAAAGGCCTCAACAGCCTATTGTCCGGCATCCTCGCGCAGTATCCCAACGCGCTGATCGTGTTCAACTGCTGTCAGGGAGGCCTGCCGTTCCGCAAGTACGGCAACGACGCGTACATGGACATCTACGAGCGCCTGTACCATGCGGGCGCGCAGTTCCCGCGCGTCAACGCATTGCCCGCATGGAGGATCCTGTGGCCCTACAAGCCGACTGACGTGCTCCAAACGGACGGCGTGCACCCCACGCAGGCCGGGCACAACATCCTCGCCGCGGGCATCCTGTCCGCGCTCGGCTCGGGACGCTACCCCTGCTCGCGGCCCACGATCCGGTTCAGCGCCGCGAAAACCGACGACGCGCTCACCCCCGTGTTCGGCGACCAGTATTTCCCCGCCGAACTACTGGCGTCCAAAAGCATCAACAGCGTGTTCGGCCGCGCCTCGCTCGACGACGACGGCACCGTGCACCTGCAGATCGGCGTCATGATCGCCCCGGACGCGGGCAACCTCACCCTGCCGATCCTCAACCTGCCCCACTGGGCAGTCCAGACCGGCATGCCCTACGCGACCGGACTGATCAGCGCACTGGACGCCACCAACCCCAACAACCCGGTCGAATACGTCAGCGGATACACGCTCAAACCCGGAGACCTCGACACCGCCAACATGACCGGCCAGCTCGTCCTAGCCATCAACACCCGGCACCCCGTCGCCAACGTATCCCCGACCATCACCCTGCACCTCGCCTACCCCACGGGACACTAACCCCAACGGGAACCGGACGCGATCGCCGGGAAACGACGACGCCGGCACCATGCCGCGCCGGAGCAACCGTGCAGTGGTTCAGGAACTCAATCGTGATTCCAGCAACCCGGTGAAATCGGCCGGAGCCGTACCTGTGGCGCAAAGCCTTGACAGTTCCCTTCCCGTTTTGGTGAACGAATAATCGAATCTGAGCTCGACGGGACTGTCCGTATGGTTCGTGATCGTGAGTTCCCGGCCGTTGGCCATGATGGGGCCTCCTGCGTCGGGCTCGTAATGCGCGATGATTCCATGGGCCGATGACTGGGTGACGAGACCGGCATCCTCCAACGGCGAGGCGTCATGCCAGGAGATCATGCCGGCCGCCGTTTCCGTAGGATTCGTCGCGATCAGGGGAACAGGCAGCCATGGGCCTTCGGGGGTCCTGATTCCTATGCTCCATGAACACAGCCGTTCGAACAGCTTCGCTTCGAAGGGGCTGATCTCATCCAGCGTGTGCAGTGTCCTTTTCGAGAATGATCCCGGTTGGTTGATCTCGCCGGCGAGCAGCCTCGCCCACATGCCCCGCGCCTTGTCGTCGTAGGAGCGCGAGGCTGTTTCGGAGAACGTGTCGCACCAGTCCGGTGCCGGGAATTGTGGCGTATCGTCTGATTCGTCGCCGATCATCCCGGCGGTGAGATCGAGCACCTGGGCGAGGTTGTCGAGATGCTTGGCGTTGACGGTATACGTCAGAACCATTCGTCCTATGACGTCATCCGGTATGCCGGCATCCTCCAAGGCTGTTCTTATGTCCTCGATGCTCTGCAGGTAGTCCTTTGAATCGGCTCTCCTCAGCCAGAAACGGCGGATTCCGGGAAACAGCCGATCCACCGACTCGGAGGTTTTCTCTAAAGCGGCCCCGACTCCTGCGAGGGCCTTGCCGATCATTCCGTAATCATCATCGCTCATACCCGTCAATTCTATTCCAAGGAAGGCGCACCAATGAATCTTCCCGAGGGTCTGCCCGCCTGGGCGTACATCGTCATCACCATGCTGACCGTGGGCGCGAACATAATCACCGCACTATGGGCCGACCATAAGGGAAAGGAACGCGACCGGGCCACGCGCGGGGAGATCACCAACAACCACGACAAGCCCTTGCGTGACGACCTCGACGAGAAGAACCGTAGCGTGCTCGACGCAATCGACGGACTGCGCGACGACATGAACGGCGAGTTCGTGACCGTCAACCGCAGGATCGCCAACAGCGAGGACAACCTGACCGAACTACGCCGCGAGGTCCACGACCTACGCGGCCGACACCGATAGATCCGTCAGGTTTCCCTAATTTTTGGCCCCGGTCATACAGGTCGGGGCTTTTCCATGCCCGAACGAAAGGAGCATTATGGGCAAACACAAGAACAAGAACGGTCCGGTCACGGCGTTGATCGCCATGGTGGTCGCCGTTCTCATGTCATGCATGCCGGTCGCGGCGATGGCGGACATGGTGGGCATCGACGTGTCCGGCTGGCAGGACATCAATGTGACCTGCACCGCCGAGTACGACTTCGCCGTCGTCAAGGTCAGCCAGGGCATCGGTTTCGAAAACGGCAGCTGGCGCCAGCAGGCCAGGTGCGTGACCGACCGGGGCAAGAGCCTCGGCCTGTACCATTACGCGGGCGGCAACAACGCCAGCAGTGAGGCCGACTACTTCGTCTCCCTCGCAAGCGACTACATCGGCCGCGCCGTCCTCGTCCTGGACTGGGAGTCCTACCAGAACGCGCAGTGGGGCAACAGCGACTGGGTGCGCGAGTTCGTGCAGCGCATCCACACGCTCACCGGCGTGTGGCCCATGGTGTACGTGCAGGCCAGTGCGCTCAACCAGATACCCAGCGACGTCAGGGCCAGCTGTGGTCTGTGGGTCGCGCAGTACGCCAGTAATGCGCCGACCGGCTACCAGAGCCGACCGTGGAACTACGCGATCTATGGCGAGGCCATGCGCCAGTACACCGCCAACGGTTGGATCAGCGGCTATAACGGCCCGCTCGACCTGAACTACTTCCGTGGCGACGCATCCCAGTGGCAGGCGTACGCCAACCCCGCCGGCAAGGCGCAGACCACGACCCCGCCGCAGGTCGAGAAGCCGCCGGCCCAGACCGTCGATCTACAGGCCCTCGCCACCGCCACGATCCGTGGCGACTACGGCAACGGCCAGCAGCGACGCGACGCGCTCGGCGCCAACTACGACAAGGTCATGGCGATCGTCAACCAGCGCCTCACCACCACGCCCACCACGCAGACGCAGCATCAGGCAACGGCCACCGGAGCGACCCGCGTGACCGTCCGTGCTGGTGACACCATGAGCGCGATCGCCGCGCGCACCGGCCTGTGGCCGCTGTCCAAGTGGAACGTGCCCAGCGGCAACCTGAATCTGATCTACCCCGGTCAGGTCGTCACCTACAACGGCGACCGCAGCACCGCCGCCTCCGGCAACGCGACACGGTCCCGCACCGTGACCGTCCGCGCGGGCGACACCCTCAGCGGCATAGCGGCGCGCCTCGGCATCAGCTACACGCAGCTCTCCGGCTATCGCAGCGGCAATCCGAACGTGATCTACCCCGGCGAAGTGCTGCGCTACTAGTGGGCCCGCTCGACCCGCCAGTGGGAATCCGAACCCCACCTAGGAACCTTGAACCCCAGCCGGGGTGAGGTTCCTAGGTGCCTTCAAGAGAATCGAGAATGAACATGACCGACGAAAACAACGAAGCCAAGACCGACGCCACGGCCGCGCCGCCGGCGGCGATACCCGATTGGCTGCTGCCCGACCGCGTGTATGACGTGCTCAAATGGGTCGCGCTGATCGCGCTGCCCGCCATCGCGACACTCGTGCAAACGCTCGGCCCCGTATGGGGATGGACGTGGGCCGACCCGGCCGCGACCACCATCAGCGCCGTCGCCCTGACCATCGGCGTCGTCATCGGCGCAAGCGCCTTCAAGGCCAAGACATCCAAGACCGAATAACCGATAAAGCCCCCGAACCCACCGCAATCAATGCGATGCGGTTCGGGGGCTTTTCGTCGTTTCAGGGGGCTAGGCGGCGAGGCGTGTGGCTTCCCGTATAATAGAGCCGACAACCAAATAGAGTGCCTTTAGGGTGCCCGCCGCGAAACGGGACGGTCGGAGGCATTGGAAACACTGGGATTGCGAAAAGACGGCGAAGTTCATGTACGACTTGCGCATGAATCTGGATTGCGACTCATGGTGCCGTCTCGGAATTTCGGGGGGTGAACGGTGGAACGCACCGCGAATGACGTTGTATTGAGTGATTGAGTAGCGGAGTCGGAGGTACGCCATTGTCCGTCCGTCTCCATTGACTCATTCTACTGTGCGGGAAATCGGAAACGCCATGGCGATACCCATCTTTTTCCGCGAAAACGCTTGATTTTTGCCGGTTGCGCGATTGAATCGATTAGCCCTCACGGGACGATGCCGACGAGGTGCCCCCGTACTCCGGCACTCCCGACGTCGACGCGGCCGGTCGCGCGACCGGGTAACGCCCCGGCGATAAGCTGATCGTGAGCGCGCGGGACGGATCCCGGAACCGTATGGCGGCCGTGTCCGAAAACGCGCGGGGAAGAGCGTATCGACGGAAGGGTTTGTC